CACTCTATTCCAGTGGCAATAATAGACTATAAATATCACTTAGCACCAGAGCCACCGCCCACCAGTTCAGCAAGTTACAAGGCTATGACTAAGCTATGCGATAATGCTGGACTACCTTTTTTCACTGCATATTACTGGCGTAATCCTTTTGCGTATAGAATTTATCCAGTAAACAGATCCGCAAGAGAAAGGATCTCTGGCGATTTCAAGGATATGTCAGAAAAAACATATATCAAATGGCTGTACTGGTTGCGTGGATTATCGCTGTCCAAAGAAAAGATCAACATAAGTCTGTCTGATATGATGCCGAATGAGATTGATGATGAGCAGTAAAGCCAAGACCAATCCCAACACACGTAGCCAGACCATTATTGAAACTTATGAGGATGTTATGAGCTCTATATTGGAACGTGGTGATAAAATACCAAGGATTATACTCAAACGGTATCTGATGTTATTGAATAAAGCTGACTGCCGCCGATACGATAACACCATAATCGGCATATATGCGAAAGTGATCCAACAATTACTGAAAGAGAATAAACCAATAACAGCCGAAATAGTAAATAGCCTGGCAGGACGGGTTTATGAAAAACAGATGAAATAGACGAGCAAATAGACATACAAAAAACGAATGTTTCCACGACGATAACTATTCTCAACTACGATAAATACCAACCAACAAATAGACGAGCAAATAGACGAGCAAACGAACTGCAGACGGAACGCAGACAGACACCTAACAATAATGATAATAATGTTAATAATGAAAAGAAGAGAGAGAGTTAACCATAAAAACGCACTCGTTCCCAACAAACAATAGGTCTAATTTAGCGTATATGGACGTTTCTCAACCTAAGTCGAAACCAGGTATAGCTCCAAAACTAAATAAGATCTATTAGTTTGTCAAAAACCTTTAGACAATATCATATAACTTACCTCACATTAAAGTAATGATAACAGGAATTTGCGTATTTGTAACGGCGGTAGTGTTCTTTTACATCGGACATTGGATTACAGCCAGGTTAAGCAATCAGCCAACTGTCCTGGAAGACATAAAACGCGATAAAATTCACCAGGAAGGATCTGATCTGATGATAATTGACCAGCTTTGGGATCCAAATCCGGATGACCGCCAATACGACGCTTAAATAGCAATAAAATAGCAATTAAAAAATGCCATTCAAACCAGGCCAATCAGGTAATCCAAAAGGCGGTCGCAAACCGAACGAGATAATCAAGAAATTTCGAGAGAATCCGAAGTGTTTGACCGTGATGAATAAGATTATAGCTGTCGCCAACACGCTTGGCACCAAAAGTGAGCACAAGGACGCAATGGTGGCCAGTAAGATCGTGGCTGACCGCGTAGTGCCAGTGATACGCCAGGACAAGTTGGATATTGACAGCAAGGTCAGTTATGGTATGGTGCTATTGCCGGCACGTGAGGATGAGGACGAGGACGAGAAATTAGAGCTAACACCGGAAATCGTGAAAGAACTTGGCGGAGCCGACGCATAATGCCTTTTGAATGTGATAAATCCTGCAAGATCCTGAAAGAAATGACGGAAGCATGAACAAAGCTAAAAGCATAGTGTGGCAGCCTCATCCTGGTCCACAGACTAAGGCACTCAAGTCCACAGCATACGAGACACTTTACGGTGGTGCACGTGGTGGAGGTAAAACCGAGGCTGGACTTGGTTGGCTGCTCTACGATCACAAGGATCCTCAATATCGAGCTTTGGTCATCCGGCGTAATGCTGACGATCTGAATGATTGGATAGACCGTGCCAGACGTTTTTATACACCATTTGGTGCGGAAGTGGTAGGCAAGCCGGCAGTGATCCGATTTCCGTCCGGTGCTATTATCAGAACCGGTCACTTGAAGGATGAATCAGCATATACCAAGTATCTCGGCCACGAATATCACAAGATTGTGATTGAAGAATTAACGCTCATACCGACACTGGATGACTATCTAAAACTTATATCGAGCTGCAGATCCACGTCGGATATAAAACCACAAGTATTTGCCACCACCAATCCAGGCGGATCCGGTCACCAATGGGTTAAGGAACGATTCGTAGATCCCAATCTGCCTGGAGAATTATTTCCAGACCTGGAATCAGGACGGACAAGAGTTTTTATACCGGCACGGATATCCGANAATCCAACACTGATGGATTCCGATCCTGAGTATGTGAGGTTCCTGGATGCACTGCCTGACGAGCTGCGGAAAGCGTGGCGAGACGGCGACTGGAATGTCTTTGCTGGACAGTTCTTCAAAATGTGGCGGAATGATATCCACGTGGTAAAGCCGTTTGATGTGCCGGTGGAGTGGTTCAAAATGATCTCAATAGACTGGGGCTGGACTGCACCGTGTGCCGTTGGATGGTACGCCAGGTCGTTTGATGGCGATATAGTTAAGTACCGTGAACTGTATGTTACCGAACGTGAACCGTATGGCCTGGCTCAAGAGATACTGGATCTGTCAAGTAATGATGATGTCTCAATGGCAGTCGGAGATCCGTCTATGTGGATCACTAACCCGATGAGCCGTAGAAACGATAAAGCCTATTCCGACAAGTCAATAGCAAGCCAAATGATATCAGCCGGCATACCACTGCTGAAAGCGAATAACGACCGTATATCCGGATGGACCAGGCTTAGACAAGTCCTGGATTGGCGTGGCGAGACGGCTGACGATGGATCCACTACCGTTACACAACCACCGAGATACCGCATATTCTCGAACTGTCTGAACACTATTAAACTATTGCCGTCAGTCGTACATGATCCCAAGAAACCTGATGATGTGGACAAGAAATGTGAGGACCATATAGCCGACTGCGACCGGTATGCAATGATGCACTTACTGACACTGGAAGAACCAAAGCATAAAAAGACACAGCTCGGAAAAAGAATTGAAAAACTGATGAAGCCGGAACAGTACACCGGCGACTGGATGAGTAACTAAAACGGAGACTATGATATGCCTGTACAACCGAAAATGAACTTTGAAAACAAGAAACTTTATGACCGCGTGGTAAAAATGTTTGACTTTGCCAAGACACACCGTGACGCTATGACATCCAACTGGCGTAATTCGGAAGATCTATTATACGGCAACCACTGGAAACACTCGAAAATGCCGAGATACAAGTCCAAGATAACCTCAAACGCTGTATTTGAGGCCATAGAGACGATTGTACCTATCATAACGGCCAGAGCTCCGAAGCTGGAAGTGCTGCCGAATGATGAGCAATCTATGGAGTATTCAGAAATGTTGGAAAGGCAGTTCGATCGTTATTGGCGTATGTTGAAAATGAACCGCAAGATCCGTGAGGCTTTCCGGAATATGATGTCTTACGGTAACGGATTTATGAAGTCAACGATGGATCCGTACACTGGTGAGATTGCAGTGGATGTGGTGGATGTGTTCACGGCATTTCCTGATCCGTATGCCAGCAGTTTAAGAGAGTGCGAAAAGACATATTTCATTCACGCACCAGTGATGTATGTATCTGATGTTAAGCGGGTATTCGGTGTGGATATAGCACCAGAAGGCAACCTGGACGAGTTCAGATCTCTTCAGTGGAAGGAACAGGTTGAGGCAGCACCAGGCGGTGGTGGAAGTACCATCAAGTCACCAATCGGTGACACTAACAATAGCCGTGTAGAGACACTGGAAGAACAAGGTACTGGCGGATATGCTTATTCCACCGAACAGGCTTTAATCATTGAGTGTTGGTATTATGACGAATCAGTGGAAGAAATACCGGAAACGATCACAATGCCAGATGGATCGGTGGTAGAATCAGAAAGCACTATGTCAATGCCGAAATATCCTGAAGGCAGAGTCACCATTATTGCACGATCAGAAAAGGACAAGATACTGTTTGATGGTCCGAATCCGTATGGAAGACTACCGTTCTTTATGAGCAAGAACTATTCAGAGTCAGGCTCATTTTGGGGTAGATCGGAAGCGAGCCAGGTAGAATCATTGATGAAGGCAGAGAATATGATTATATCACAGATAGTGGATAACATCAGGCTCACCGCTAATCCACAGCGTATAGTATCCAAGTCTTCCGGTATAAGACCGAACGAGCTGAACAACGAGCCTGGTAATGTGGTGTCACCAAACGCACCAGGACTGGTAGCCTGGGAAACACCGCCACCAATGCCGAACTATGTACTGTCGGCACTACAATACCTGGATGCTAAGATTGACAATATGACCGGTGTACAAGACGCATATCGAGGTAAGTCAGCGTCATCAAGTGAATCTGGCAGGCACGCACAGATCTTGAGGATGCAGACCGTAGGCAGGCTGCAACCGAAGATGGAGGAAATTACNGAAATGATACAGGATCTTGCCGAACATTGGGCGTATATCATTACAGAAATGATGGATCAGCCGATCACACAGAGAGTGAAGGATGATGCTGGTCAAATGGGATTTCAGACAACGGATCCCAGTGATATGAGAGCACAAGGTATATCCTCAAACAGTTTCGATTATGAGATAGCCGTAGGATCCACACTACCGCACGATCAACAGGCAGAGTTCCAGGAGACGATGATGTTGGCACAGGCCGGTATGGTACCACCAGAAATGGTGATTGATGCCAGTCAGTTCATCCGAGACAAAGGTAGAGCAAAGGACTTTGTTCGCCAGGCTATGAGCCAAGAACAGGCTGGTGGTGATGGAGCTATGGCCAACCTAACACCGGAAGAACAGCAGATTATGCAAGGAACTGATGAGGACGCTATTAACGAAGTGTTGATGAAGCATCCTGAGATATTGGAGGCTATGAACCAGGCACAACCACAATGATTTTATTTTGTCAAAAAGTTTTAGATAATAACCTGATTATTATGGAAAGTTAAAGAGTGATAGTACGAGAAATAGACAGGAGAGCAATATAATGTCAAACGGTAAAACTGAAGTAATGGTGAGAGTAGGCAAACAGAGACCGTATATTGGAGAAGGAGAATTTAATAAAGCATTTGCAGATGCCAAGGCAGCAGGCAAAAAGACTTTTACTTGGGATGGGCGTTTATACCCAACTGAAACAGCCAAAAAGATTTTGGAAAAGAAAGCACCCAAAGCAGTTGATATAGCCAAGAGAAAGAAGCCAAGGTCTATGAAAAAAGGCGGTACGGTTAAAGAGACTGGTATATATAAACTTCATAAAGGCGAGAAGGTTGTGCCAGTCAAAAAGAAGAAAAAGACTGAACCCAAA